TATTTTCCTTCGATGTATCTTCGGCGTTCGGCATCGGCAAATAAACCGTTTGCGCGCCTTTAATCGTCGGTTCGCCCGAAAGGCAATCGCGAATCAAATAATATTGCGGAAGAAGTTTCGACAGTTCTGGGCGAATAAAAGCAACGTTCGGCATTTTGGTTTTTCCTTTAAGACGGCATAACAATTTTGAATTTCGACGCGCTGCGGTTCGAACCCTTCAAGACGCGATAACGTACCATATCGTAGCAATGGTCTTCCGCCGAAGTATCCACATCGTCGATTTTCTCTTTGTCGCGCGGCAATGTGGGCAAAGTTTCTATCGAAGCAATGCAATTTGCCATGAAGTATAACCCTGGCCCTTCGTTTTTAACAGCGGCTTCTAATCGGTCGCGTACCAATTGAAGACCGTTGCGACGCGAACCGGGCGATTTGTCCGATTCAATCCAACGAACGCCCTTCTTCGACATTTTGGCTTCAATAGTATCCACGTCGGCTTCGCGAACGTCGCGAACCTGATTATCGGCGGGGCCGGGCCAAGGTTGCGTCGAAATCCAACCGTTCGCCATCATCGAAACTTCGCGGTCAATAATGCCTTGCGCTACGTCTGGCGCGGAAAGCTTCAAACCTTTGTTCGTTCCGACTTCTATTGCGCCGTACCATTCGAATATCTGAATAAGCGAACCGGGTTGCGGGCAAAACGAATAAACTTCGTCGCCGATAATAATTTGCGCTTCTTCGCCGTTGGCTTCCGCCCACCATCCCACACTAAACGGATGCGACGAACCCCAGTCAAACGAACGGTCAATGCGCCAGCTTGAAGGCACGGTAAAGCGCGGCAATACATGAATATGCGATTGCCAAAGGTCGTCGATTGCGCCGCCTGCGGTTACGTCCCAATCGCCATAAAGCCAAGCTTTCCGCAAGTTCGGGTCTTTGATGCTTTCAAGTTCGGCAATGTATCCGGGCGGAAGGTATTTGTTTTCGCGATACGAACCGAAGATGGCGACTTGGGTTCGAACGACGGTTTCGTTCTGTTCCGTTTGGGGGTTGTAGATTTCGACGGAAGTACGAACAACCGTACCGCGCGGGGCTACGTTGATAAAACGACGCTTTACCCAATTATGGCCTGGGCCGTTCGGGTTCGTTGTGCTGAATACTTCAAGCGGAATCGGCGGCAACGGAAGGCCGTTCGGCGTTGCGTAAGTTGCGTCGGAATTAATGGGCGTGTTTATAATCGGGTCAAACGAAGAACGATTGACCGACATAAACTTATCATATAGTTCCGACGAAGAATGCTTGGTTAATTCGTTCCAGCCTAGAAACGGGTATTCGTGGCCGTGGAAGCCTTCGTAATCGGCGATTTTCTTAACGTGCCTAAACAACAGTTCTTCGCCAGTAGGCCAAACCCATTTGTAAGCCGAAGTCGATTCGTAGAACTTCGCACCGTCGCCGAATTTGCCGAACCATTTTTTCGATTCGGCAACAAGCCCGCCTAAATGGTCAAATTCCAAATCGAAGATAACGCCGCGCCAGAATTGGCCGTAGCCTTTCCCAACATGACGAAGAAAGCGCATTAGTTGGGTAACGGTCTTGCCGGGGCCGCGTGCGCCTTCATACAACGTATGGTCGCAACGCGAATCAATGGCGATTGATTGCGAACCCGGCAACGGTCGCCAAACGATTTCGGGTTTCGGGGCGTTCGCTAATGCCGCCGACATTCGCGCCGACTTAATGGCGCTTTCGGCGATTTCGCCCGCGCTTTTAATGTCGGCTTCGGCTAACATTCAGCAATTCCCGTTGTTGTGCGGCGGCTGCGGCTTCCCATTCTTCGTTCGTTCCATGCGTCGGAACTTCGATTGCGCGCGGGATTACGACTTGCACGGCGGGGCCGGTTTGCGGTTTCTTCGCAAGCCCCTTCAATTCCATTAGCTTATCAAGCGCCTTAATTCTGTCGTCTGGAAAGCGCGCGTTTTCGATGATTTCTTTTAGTTTTTCTTCTACATAACGTTCGTCTTCCGAAACGCCAGATTCGGCAATTTCGGCTTTCTTCAATTCGGCAATCATCGCCTTAACTTCGGCGTCGTGGTGCCACATTGAAGCGATTTGCGCGGCCCGGTTAAAGTTGGCAGGATGCACCAATTGCCCGGCTTCAAGCGGATTCATGTTCGCCGAAATCATCGCTTGCGCGAATGCGGCTTTTTCTTCGGTTTCAGTCATGGCGTTTAATCTGCGTTTTCATGGTTGCATGATACGGCACGCCGACCGAACTGGCAACCTTATTCGACGCCGCAAGCCTTGCGGTATGCGTCAAGCGTCGCATTCAATCCTTGAATTTGGCTTATTGCGTTGTCGTAATCGTTCCCAAGTTCGGTTCAAGGTTTTTCGTTCGGGGCATCGTCGTTACTCCTTCGTTCTTCTATCCTGCGTTCTTCGGATACGCCAAAAATTCTATCCCGCATTTTTTCAAAGCTGGCAATTGCGCGCGTTCCCATGTGCCCCGAAACTGCGATAAGAATTGCCGACATTGAACCGCCGACGTTCGAATATTCGCAAAAGAAATGCGTAAGCAATCCGGCGAACGAAGAAATAACCAAATCAAAGGTTAAATCTTTCCAATTGAAACGGCTTTTATGTATTCGCAATCGTTGGATATACGAAACAATCCCGCCCCAACATGAAAGAAATAACGTTGAAAGATACGGCAAAAGCTGTTTGAAGAATTCGCCGATTAGCGCCGTATTGTTCGGGTCTTTTTCGGGCATGTTTGAACGTTCCATAATTGATTATCGCATTTAAGGCGAATGATACCCGCATTTAACACAATTTGGAACAAATAGGCAAGAAAAAGCCCGGCGCAATGGCCGGGCCTGTTGTCGAATAGCCCCGCGAAGGGCTACCGGGGCAGGTTAGGCGGTGCGCCAGACACGAACGCCCTTCACACCATTTTCTTCGACCTTGCGGCCTAAGAAAATGCGAGTTTTGACCATAACCGGCACGCTTTCGCCTTTCTTGTTGGTCTTGGTCGCGCCGTCTTCGCTGGCAACGGCGTAACGGGCGGTTGCGCTGGAAACGGTCGAAGCAAGCGACTTCGCGGCGTTCGGCTTGTCTTCGCTGTTGGCAACGAAGAATGACTGGCCGACTTCCAGTTGGTCGAACGGATACACGTTGCCGCCGCGACCGCGACAGTAAATCGTAGGAACGGGAATGATGTCTTCAATCTTGAACATGGTTTTCACCTTTTTAGTTTTGCCGGTTTCGGCGGTTTCGGAATTTGCTTCGGAAGTTGCATTGTCTGCGACCGTTGCGCCGCTGTCAAGGCTTTCGATACCGGCTTGCGTTGCGCGGGTTGCGATTTCGCCCGCTTCATTCACCATAGCCGGGTTAATTTCGACCAAGCCAGCTTCGACAAGTGGGCCATGCACGGCAGCAGGGGTGAAAAGGCCGTTTGCGCCAGCGGTGACGATTTCAGCAAGGCCGATAACGACAACGGCGGTCTTCTTGCCTGCGGATTTCTTGGTATCCATTTTCAAAACTCCTTCGAATGGTTAAGTTACTGCGGTTAATGTCGCGTTGTGCGACGGTTTGAATTCTACGATATTGCTTACGGTTGTCAAGCGGTCAAAGCGAAGAATTCGTAAATTTTTTCGGCTTGCCGTATTCAGCTTCGCAAACCTTCGCATAAGTGCCTTCGTAGTCCGGCCAAACGCCGTTCTTAACGTTGCTGCAATACAACGCTTCTTCGGCCTTGGCGTCTTCGTAGTCAAGCCGACCAACAACGCCGAACAGCAAACCAAAAGCGACGATAGCAAGAATTGTAACAGCATTGCGGTTCATGTTTGAAGTTCCTTTGCGTTGTTGATACGTTGAATATTACGACGGCTTCGGCTGTTTGTCAAGCATTGCGCCGACACTTTCGACGCCTTCGCGTGCGACCTGTTGCGTTAGAAGAATCGCGTTTTGAAGTTCGACAAAGTTTCGGATAATCGGGTTGTTCGGCCCGGTTACTGTTTCCGAAATGTCAATAAGGTCTTGAAGCGCGGCATACTGCGCCGAAAGCTGATTATACATTGCGCCAGCCGCGCGAAGCGCATTATACCATTCCGGGGCTACGCTTCCTTCGGTAAATACAACCTTCGGCGCTTCGGCTTCTTCCGTATTGATTTGTAAAACGTTGCCTTCGTCGTCGCGAATAAGCCAGTATTTCGAAAAATCTTCGTGTTTCATGTTATGCACCTTCGAACATAAACAGGCATTCGACGCCCGCGTTTATAAAAATCCGTTCGGCGTCTTCGGCGGAAGCGCGCCAATCCGGGGAAATGTGCCCACAATAAGCAACGACGCGGCGAATCCCGGCCTTTGCTATCTTGTCGGCGCAGTTTGCACAAGGCAACAGCGGCGAAACGAACAGCGTATAGCCTTCGACCGATTCCGCGTCGTGCGTTTGGCGCAATGCGTTGTCTTCGGCATGGATTACGACTTTATGTTGGTCTTCGCGCGACATACGCAAAAACGCTACGTCGTCAAAGCCGCGCGGCAGGCCGTTATAGCCAAGCGACGCAATCGACTTATCGGGGCGCACAATAACCGCGCCGATACGCTTTCGCGGGCCTTTCGACCATGCGGCGACCTGTTCGGCCAAAGCAAGAAAGCGCGCATCCCATTTCGACAGGCTGGCGCGGTCAGTATAGATTATCATAGCAAGTTCCTTTGTATCGGCAAGGCTTCAACAAGCCTTTCATATTCGATACGTTTAGTTTCGTACAAAATGCGTTCGGCGTCAAGCTTCTTTTTCATTCTACGATGCAAAAGAATTGTAACGATTGTTTCGACGACCGACAGGCACGAAAGCGCGATTTCTAGGTTAGTCATTACTTCGAATCTTCCCGGTTGCGTCGCACAAGTCGCAATCGTGCCAATCGTTCGGCCCGGTTTCGTAGCCTGTGACGCCTTGGCACTTCGGGCAGGTTTCGACCTTATCGTTAGCGCGCATCAAAGCGGCGATAAACAGGCCAAAGCCGCAACCAATAAAAAGACCGATGAAAAAGCCCATTTGCAAAACTCCTTAGTAATAGTCCGGTTCGTCGAAATAATCGTTCTTTGCGTCGTCGATAGCGGCATAAATCGCTTCTTCAATGGCCGTTTCGTCGCGCTTCGAAAGACGCTTGTAAATCCAATCGGCGGATTCTTTCTTGCGCAGCGGGCGACCTGCGATTTCGCAAATCGACCAATCTTCGAAATAATCAAACATTAGCCCTACGTCGGGTTCAGCCCGGCAAGCCTTGAATTCTACGGTAATTTCAAGACCGCCAAGAATGGTAACAGTTGCTTGCATGGCTTTAACTCCTTTGTTCGTTTCTATAGTTGAATGATACGAACAAACTTCGATACTGTCAAGCGGTATTTGTTGCTTTCTTCGTTAGTGCCAAAATACCTTCGACGCTTGACCGCCTGCCGACGCAAACGTTCTTCGGTTCGCATTCGCGATACAACAAAAATTCTTTGTTGTCGTATCCGCCTTTTTCTACGATGAAACAACCGCCTTCCTTTGCAATCGTCTTTGCATGGCGAAGCTTCGTTAAGTCTGCATAAGTTGCGACCATATTACGCCCCTTGTTGCATATATTGTTCGATGATATGCGCCGCTTCTTCCCAACTATAGCACACAATCCAGCCGAAGCCCTGCGATTGTACGAACGCGCCGAATTCGGCTTGTTCGTCGCTTACCCCGCCTTTCGATGTTGCCTTTACGGGCTTTTCGCTAGGCTTCTTCATTTCGATGTAAAGGCCAGACCATACGCCACGGCGCACCGGCAAGCAAATATCGGCGACGCCAGTTCGCACGCCTTGCGCCTTCATTTGACCGCCGCGAATGGCCCGGCTTTTGGCATCGTCGCCCCGGCTTCCGCCGTTCGGTATGTGGTGACACCAACGAAGTTCGGGCCATCGTTGCAACTGCAACGCGGCCCATGCGAAAAGCGCGGTTTGGTGCGCGGCTTCGGTTCCTGATTTTGCCAATGTTTCGGGCGTCATTTCAAACCCCTTACGGCAACTTATGGCGGTCGCGACAAGGCGCGCAAACGCCGTTAATTAAACGCGGCATATCTTCGCCGCATCGTTCGCATTCGCCGGGTTCGCCCGGTTCGATTGCTTCGGCCTTGCGTCTAATTGCGGCAATGTCTGCGGCTTCCTGTATCGCCATTCGTTCGCCTGTTACGTCGGCTTCGTCTGCCATGTTCTTTCGTTCCCCATGATAGAAAGAAGCCCCGACTATACAACAGCCGGGGCGCTTTGGTTAGTTATTTGTATTGTCGCGCTAGAAATGCCTTTTCATCATAACCGAACAAAGTTCCTTTCGTTTCGTAATGTTCGACAACTTCGCGCCAAACGCTTTCGACATGGCCTAAAGTAGATTCACACTGCCATACATAACCGTCTGAAAGTTTCGGGCTTTGCATGAAGCGTTCGACTTCTACAACAGTGCCGCATTTCTTAATAAACTTGTGCATGGTTTAACCCCTTGTTGTTGAATGAATGCGTCAGCTTATACGACAATTCGAATACTTGTCAAGCTTCGTTGAAAGAATTTTTATTTACGCTATAAACTGTTGCGTTTGTGCCGAAAAGTTCGTTCGCTTCTTCGGAAGTAAGCTTGCGCAACAATCCTTCGGCTTCCATTTGCGACAAAGCTTTTTTAATGCCAGCGGTCGAACCTTCTTCGTCTTTTCTGAAAGCTGAAATCGACGCGCATTTTCTTTGCAAGAAAGCATAACCGACGCAAGCCGCTTCGCGCAACCTAACGCCTTGCGCATCATACTTTATAACCTGCGCTTCTTCCATTTCCAAAAATTCGACAATTGTTCGTTTCAAATGCGAAAACTGTTCGTCTTCAATCGAACCGCATTCGTTTGAAAGTTTTTCAATTGCTTTCGGATTCAACGAAGCATAGAACAAAGATACGTCGGCATTGTTGCCAAGTCTGCGAACTTCGAAGCCGTTTTCGGCATGGTCAATTACGACAATTCGTTTCGGCTTATAGCTTTCGGCCATCTTGCGCAACATGCCCACATTGAACCCCGGCGCAATCGCGAAAGCTTTATGCACTGGTACGCGCGCGGCTTGTTCCATTGCCAGCGAATGCCGCATGAATTCACTTCCAACCGGCGACGGTTCTAGCCATTCGGAAGCGGGTTCGTTCTTCGCTTCGTCTTTAACTTCGACTTCTTCGTTCATGTTATTTACTCCAAAAACCTGTCGGTTTCAAACACAACGGACAAATTTTCATATTAGCCGTCAATTCTTTTTCGCAATGCTGACAATTGCGCAATTTTTGCATCATGCCCTTTGGCCTTCCCTTCGTCGGGTATTTCTTTTTAACTTCGACTTTCGCTTTCATGTTCAAAACTCCTTAGATGATGTTCGACAAGTCTAACCGAAGGCCGGGCGGCTTGTCAAGCGTTATTCTGTTATTTTGTTATAAAAGCTTCCGTTCTACAGATCGAAGGGTTCGTATAGCTGCTAAGTCATTGATAAATAAAGAAATATAGAATATATAATAGAATAAATAGTTATTTACTGTAAGTATAATATAACGGTTCTGTGTGGCAGGCTGCTGGGGTTCAGCATGGTTCAAGATACTTTATATTATACAAGTGGGCTAAGGGGCATTATATTTGAACGCAGTTCGAAAAAGCTTTGTGTATCAATGACTTAGCGCGTTTTTGCCATCATATATGGCCTTCTATCCGTATAAGGCTTGTTTCATAACGCTTTTAACGTTTAACGGCAAACAAAAAAAGACCGCCGAAGCGGTCGAATGTCATTGGCCGTTAAGCCGTCTTATTAACGAATGCGCTTTATAGTAAAGGTCGCCGGTTCCGCGCTTCCAAATCGAAACGCGCCAGTATCCAGCAACGAACACAATATGCGGTTTGCCCGGCGTGCGTTCGCGAATGGTCGAATTATCGAAACTTTCTTTCGTTGGTTTCCAGCCTGCGACCTTGGCTTGCAGTTCTTCAAAAGCCTTTGCTTTGTTACGATGCTGCGAACGTTCTTCGGCACATTCTGCGACCAAGCCGGAAG